GCATTAACTGGAGTAGACATTGCAAGTAAAATACCTGGAATTAGTACAGGGATGGGAGCAGGCATAGGTGGACTACTTGGAGGGTTTTTCTAATGGGTTATAAAGAATTGATAAATCCTAATAATAAAGTTGTTTTTAATACTGAAATTAATCCATTTGCTTTTCAATCTTTATTTGATTTACCTAAATCAAGAAGAGGTCTTTTACGAAATAGTTTTAATTATCAAAATCCATATAGAGGCGATGAAATGACAGGATCATTTCAAAATGTTGGTAATGCTGTCACAAGCAGGTTTGGTGGTGGTACTGTTGCTAATCCAACATATCCAAATGCAATGTCATTAAATCAAAAAGCAAAAGTTCAAAAAAATAATACAAATAATTATAGTGCATTACCTTCTAATAGACAACCTGGTTTAGATAATAGAGGTTTAATGAATATATCACAAAGACAGCCTGGTTTAGATAACAGAGGTTTGATGAGTATTTCTAATAGACAACCTCAATTTAATTTAGCAAATAATGAAGTTGCAAATACTCAACAAAAAAAACCTAACATGATGAATAGCTTATTAAATTATGCTTCATCTCCTTCTGGCAGAGGAATGGCAAGAGGTATTTTAGAAGCTAGTGGCTATTCTACTATGCCAAAAAGTTTAGGCGAAGTTATTGCAAAAGGAATGGAATATTCTCAACAAAATGTAAATACAGATCTTGCTAATAAACTTGCTCAAAGAGAGTTAGACATAAAAGAACAAGAAGCAAAAGCAGTTGCAGGTAGTACATCTAAAGATACAGCTTCTATCAAAAACTTTAAATTTTATGAAAGTTTAAATAAAGAAGAAAAAGATATTTGGGATAAATTAGAAAATCAAAGTCCAGAGCTTGCTTACTTAATGGCTTTAAACAAACAAAAAGGAACTCAAGGAATTACAAATCCAGATATAGGAACATTAACACCTGCTGACATTAAATTTGATGAGACAGCAACAGGTATTCTTGCTGATTTTGTTTTAAAAGAATACCCTCAACAATTATCAAATGTTCAAAAAATAGACGATGTTATTGAAATAATGGAAAATCAAGAAGTAACTGGTGCAGTAGAAGGAGGAACTCCTTATGCATTAAAAGTAATTTTAAATCCAGAGTCTATTGGTGTTCAAGATGATATACGATCAATTATTTTCCAATCATTAAGAGCAACTTTAGGAGCTCAATTTACTGAGAGAGAAGGGGAGAATTTAGTTCGAGCTACATTTAACCAATATCTTTCTGAAGAAATAAACATAAAAAGATTAAAAAGATTGCGTCAAGAAACTGTGTTAGGTCTTGATACAAAAATTGCTATGTACGACCATTTAAAAGAATTTGGCACTTTAAAAAATTGGACTGGCGAAGATCTTTTAAATCCAAAAGAATATCAAAATAATAAAAACAACATTCAACAAAGTCTTTTTGCAATAGAAGATTATGAAGGATTGGATGGAGACAAATTATTAGAAATATTTAAGTCTGATATTAGTAAAGAAGAAAAAGAATTTATTGAAAATAATATAGAGTTATTAAATGAAACTTACAATTTAGGACTAGAATAATAATGGCAACACTTTCAGATTTTAAAACAACAAAAAATAAAAAAGATAATAAAAATAATAAAAATATTAGAGGTTTTATTAAAGAGTTTGATGAAGATAAAAATTTAGCATTACAAACTTTATCTAATATTATTCCAAGTACAAAACAACTTGCTAGCGATATTGCTCAACCTTTTATGCATCCAATACAAACTGCAAAAAGTATTAAGGATTTAGGAAGTAGTATTGTTAGTTTAATACAACCAGGAGAGCAGGGGAATGAACAACTTGCTAGAGATGTAGGAACTTTCTTTGCTGACAGATATGGTGGTTTAGAAAATTTAAAGAAAACAATGGCAACAGATCCAATGGGTTTGTTAAGTGATGTTTCTATTGTATTAACTGGTGGAGCAACTCTTGTACCTAAACTTGCAGGAACAACTGGGAAGATAGGTAATATAGCTTCCAAAGTAGGAAAAGTTGGCTCTGTTATTGATCCTATATCTGGTACACTTAAACTTGGTGGCAAAGCTATACAAGGCACAGGTGTTTTAGGTAAAAATATTTTAGGTGCTACAACTGGTGTTGGATCAGAAGCAATAAGTCAAGCATTTAAGTCTGGCAAAAAAGGTGGCGAAGCACAAACAAAGTTTATTGACAACATGCGAGGTAAAGTAAAATCTGATGTTGTAGTAAAAGATGCAATTAATGTTCTTAAAGGAATGGGCGATACTAGACTTGCCAAATATTCTAAAGATAAAAATTTATTAAAATTAGATAAAACTCCAATAGATTTTAACAAAGTTTTAGATGATATAAATAGATTTGAAAAATCTATAAGTTTTGAAGGTGTTACTGAATTAGGTTTACAAGCATCAAATAAATTAGATGAAGTTAAAAAAATTATTAAAGATTTTCAAGGTAATACTGCATTACATAATGCTAAAGGACTAGATGTATTAAAAAGAAAAATAGACTCTAGTTATCCAACAGGATTAAATGTTGGAGACGCAGGAATGGTTGTAACTCAAGTTAGAAATATAATAAAAAAACAAATTACAGATCAAGTTCCAGGTTATGCAAAAGTAATGAATACTTACGAAGAAGCAATTAAACTTGAGCAAAAATTAATGAAAGAACTTTCAATGGGTAAAAAAGCAGATGCTTCTACTACATTAAAAAAGTTACAATCAGCTATGCGTGATGAAGTTAATACAAACTTTGGTAGCAGATTAGATGCTGTTAAAACTTTAGAAAGTGTAGATGATGTAATGTTGTTACCTCAACTTGCAGGTCAATCTTTGCAATCATTTATGCCAAGAGGCATTGGTAGAGCTCTTGCAGGTGGAGGTGGTGCTTTAACATTAGGTGGTTTAATAGAGCCATTTACTTTAGCTAAATCTTTAGTTGCAAGTTCTCCTCGTATTGTTGGGGAAGCTGTAAATAAAGCAGGAATGGTATCAAGACCATTTAGTGCATTAGCAAATATAAATAGTAAATTGCCAAGTCTTTTACAAGTAGGCAACATAACTAAATTACCTAGAGCAACAGGTTTGTTACAGAGCTCTATCGAAGAAAGCCAAAATAAAGGATTATTACAATGACAGTAAAAGATTATAGTACCACAGCATCAAGTAACACAGCCATTAATGGTATTAATATTAATACTGGAATGCCTCCTTCAAATGTAGATAATGCATTAAGACAATATGGAAAAGACATTAGAGAAGTTTGGAATGACAAAGAATTTTTTGAAGTTGGAACTGGCTCTGGAAGTACAACAGTAACAAGAACTGGTAATACAACTTGTACTATTGGTGCTGATGTAACCTCAACGCATCATGTAGGAAGAAGAGTTAAAATAATTGGAGCAAATAGTGGCACAATATTTACACATATTTCTGCTAGTGCTTATTCTTCGCCAAATACAACTATAACTTTTGCAAGTGGAACTATATCTGCATCTGACTCCACTATATCTTTATATCTCGGATCGCCTTATGTTAATCCAAGTGTGTCAGTTGTTGATGAAGATAACATGGCAAGTAACTCAGCAGTTCTTCCTCCTTCACAGCAATCAGTTAAGGCTTATGTAGATGGTGGAACAGCTACTATTACAGGAAAAACAATTAACCTTGCTAACAATACTGTTACAGGTACTACTGCACAGTTTAACACAGCATTAAGTGATAATGATTTTACTACTCTTGCAGGATCAGAAACTTTAACAAATAAAACTTTAACCTCTCCTATTTTAAACACAGGAATAAGTGGTACAGCTTTTCAAGATGATGATAATTTTTCTTCTGCAAGTGCTACAAAAGTTGCTTCTTCAGAAAGTATAAAAGCATATATTGATAGCACAGTTACAGCACAAGATTTAGATATCGCAACTGACTCTGGAAATATTGATATTGACCTTGATAGTGAAAGTTTAACTTTAACTGGTGGAACAGGTATTGATACTTCAGCGACAGGATCAACTGTTACTTTTGCTATTGATGGCACAGTTGTTACAGAAAGCTCTACTGATACTTTAACAAACAAAACAATCAATGCCTCAAATAACACCCTTAGTAATATTGGTAATAGTGCTTTATCTAATAGCTCAGTAAATTTTGGTGGTGTATCGGTTGCTTTAGGAGGAGCAGATACTACTCCTGCTTTTAATTTAGCAGATGCAACAGGTTATTTAAGTTCAAATTTATCTGGCAATGTAACTGACTCACAATTAGGATCAAATATTGCAGTAACAAAACTTGCTGATGGATCAGTTTCTAACACAGAATTTCAATACATAAATTCATTATCATCAAATGCACAAGATCAATTAACTGCAAAATTAGTAAAGGCTTCAAACTTATCTGATGTTGCATCAGCTTCTACTTCAAGAACTAATTTAGGACTTGGCACAATTTCAACACAAGCCTCTAACAATGTTTCTATAACTGGAGGTGCAATTTCTGGTATGTCAGATCCTAGCTCTGGGAATGAAGTCGCTACAAAAAATTATGTGGACTCAATCGCAACTGCTTTAACAGTTCGCCATGTAATGAAAGTTGCTACAACAGGAAATGTTAATTTAACATCAGATCTTCAAAATGGAGACACTATTGATGGGGTGTCGATTAGCACAGGTCAAAAAATTTTAGTTAAGTCGCAATCAGATGCTACACAAAATGGAGTTTATAAAGTTGTTGCTTCTGGCACAGCTTCCAGAGATCCAGACTACGATAATATAAGTGAGTTGGCAGGAGGAATTTTTACAATACAGTCTGGAAGTACACAGGCTGATTTTATATATTTATGTACTTCTGACAACACAGGTACTTTAGGATCAGTTGCAGTAAACTTTCAAAAAGTTCAACCAAATAATAGTGGCACAGTCACAAGCATTGGGCTTACACAATCTGGCTCAGAGTTTACTATTGCTAATACACCTGTCACATCAGCAGGAAATATAACACTTGATGTAAATAGAATTTCGGCAACTAAGATTGGAGCAAACACTAACATTAGTGATACCGAATATGGTTACTTAAATGGAGTAACATCAAATATACAAACGCAACTAGACAATTCAGCATCATTGGGTGATGCCATTAGTTTTGCAGTTGCATTAGGTAGTTAAGGAGAAAATACATGGCTAACAATTTTTCTGATGCTAGTGTCACAATTTCAAATGCTTCTTTAACCGATATATTTACTGCATCTAATAAGTCTATGGTAATAGCAGGTACTTTATCAAATACTGGAGCAAGTGCAATAAATGTAACGATAAAGAAATATGACAACTCAGCAACAGCAACTTTTACAATAATTAAAGATGCACCTTTGCCTGTTGGAAGTAGTTTAGAAGTTCCTAAGATCGTTCTAAATACCTCTGATAAGGTACAAGCACAATCTAGCAGTTCAAGTGGAACATTAGATGTAGCATTACAACTTTTAACAGATGTAGCATAATATGGGATATGTAGGTGTACCACCTCAGAGTGGATTTATAACAACAGCAAAACAAAGAGTAACATCAAGTACCAATAACTATGTGGACTTAGATCATTCTATTTCTTCTCTAGCAGATGTCATCGTCTGGGTAAACTTTGTTAAACAAGATAGCACGAATTTATCTTTAACTTCTTCTACTCGTATTACTCTCGGAGCAACTTTAGTCGCTAGTGATATTGTAGAAATTGCTTATCTAGGAAAAGCAGTAGCTACACAAACACCTTCTAGTGGAAGTGTAACAAATGATATGTTGGCTACTCCTACTACAATAAATACCAATGCAGATAACAGAGTTATTACAGGTAGTGGCACAGCAAATACTTTAAATGGCGAAGCTAACTTAACTTTTACTGGAGGAATATTAACTTCTCAAACAGATGCTAATGAACAAGATGCTATTTTAATTAAACAAAGTGATGGCACAGATGTCGGCTCACTTAGACTTAATAATGGCTCATTTTTATTAAAAGGTAAAAATTCAAGTTCTCCAGTACAAATACAAACACATGATGGTAACGAAGATATAGAAGTAGACCCAGATGGTTTTATTAAATTTGAAACTGGAGGGTCTGAAAGAATGCGTGTTACAGGCGATACTCTTATTGTTAGTAAGAATAATAATTATACTGATAATGGTACAGGTGGAGGAAGTGGAATTAAACTTGCTGACATTGGTGGTACTAGAGGAGAAATAGGAGTAGAAAAAACTGGCACAAGTGCGTCAGGAATGATTTATTTTTACAATGGAAATGGAGGGGTTGGCTCAATAATAACTGATGGTAGTTCTACTTCTTATGGTACTTCGTCAGATTACAGATTAAAAGAAAATGCAGTAGCTATATCTGATGGTATAACAAGACTTAAAACTTTAAAACCTTATAGATTTAATTTTAAAGCTGATGCAGATACAACAGTAGATGGTTTTTTTGCACATGAAGTAACAGCAGTACCAGAAGCTATTACTGGAGAAAAAGATGCTATGGCTGTTGAAACAAGATACACATCTGATGATGTAGAGACACAAGGAGATAATCCAAGTAAAAATGTTGGAGACCCAAAAACTTATTCTACAACAGAAATAGATGCACAAGGTATTGACCAATCTAAATTAGTTCCTTTACTGACAAGTGCCTTACAAGAAGCAATAACAAAAATAGAAACTCTTGAAGCTAGAGTACAAACATTGGAGAACGCATAATGCCTTTTACTTTATTAAAACCGACAGGTATTGATTTAAGTCAAACCTTTGCTTTTACTGGTAGTGTTACAGGTGCAGGTGGTGGTAAAATTAATCAGGTCATTCAAACAATTTTTTCAACAGATACAGATTTTGCAGGTGTAAGTTTTCAAGACATAACTGGAGGAGGAAATACACTTTCAGCTACTATTACTCCAACAGCAACTAATTCAAAAGTTTATGTTAATTATACAATACAAGCACAGCATAACAGCAATAGAGGATATATGACACAAATAGAACGAGCAATAAGTGGTGGAGCAACATCTAATATTTTTACACAACCTAACCAAAAAGATACTTACGGTAATGGTGATACAAATGCTAGTAGAAGTTCAGTACAATATTTAGATTCTCCAAGCACAACTTCAGCAACAACTTATACAATACAAATTGGAACTGATGGAGCTCAAACAGTTACTATTGCTCAAAGTGGCTCTCAATGTATGATTACATTAATGGAGGTATTAGCATGACTTATGTACCTAAACCAACAATAGGAAAAGCCATAAAATCTATAAATGCAAATGCAGAATTTTCATGTTCATCACATGATACTACAATGTTAGATGCGATTGTTTGGCATAACAATACAACACCAATAGCTAAAGAAGATATTATTGCCAAATATAATGAATTAGTTACAGCATGGGAGAATAGCGAATGAGTTATATAGGCAGAGGAATTGACCAAATAGATAATATATCAACTTTAGATAATTTATCTTTTAGTGGTAGCACAGCAACATTTAACCTAACACAAAACTCAGTAGCTTTTGTACCAGTAAGTGCAGACGCATTACAAATTCAAATTGATGGTGTAATACAATCTGGCAACTATACTGTTAGTGGCTCTACTGTTACTTTTGATTTTACTCCTAGTGGTAGTTCAGTATGTAATGGTATTCGCCATTTTGGAGTAGGACTACTAACAACAGTTTCAGATGGTGCAGTAACAACAGCTAAACTTGGAAGTTCAGCAGTAACAACAGCTAAAATAAATGCAGATGCAGTTGATGGAACTAAAATTGCTGACGATAGTATCTCAGATGAACATTTAGATAATACAGCAATCACAGGTCAAACAGCGATTACATCTTTAGCAGATACCGATAAATTTTTAGTATCTGATGCAAGTGATAGTGGTAATCTTAAATATGTAGAGAAACAATATTTACCTAGTGGTAGTTTAGTTTTTATTAGTGGCACAACTTCTGCTAGTTCAGTAACAAATGTTGTTTTTGATGAAGTTTTTTCATCAACTTATAAAAATTATAAAATCATAGGTGAATATACAGCAGTTGATAGTAGTGGTGATACATCATCAAGATTTAAATTTAGAACAGGTGGCTCAAGTGGAAGTGATTTAACAAATAGTCAATATAATTATCATTTTCTTGTAACTCCTTCGGATAGTAACACAGTTGTTAATAAACGAAATACAGGTGATGCAGTTTGTGAATACACAACAGAACAAGATGAGGATAGTGAAAATGTTGGAGTAAGATTTGATTTTACAATATTTGACCCTTTTGCTTCTAAAAGAACAACTCTTTCTGGACAAGGAAGAAACACAGCACAAGATGGAAATTGTTTACCCTTTACAGGTACTTGTGATTTTAAAGGAGTACAATCAGTAACAGGAATAAAATTTTTTGTAAAAACTGGAAATATTAAAGATATTGCCATTAAAATTTATGGCATAGTGGATAGTTAGGAGTAACATGGTAGATAAATATATACATCTTATAAATGGGGTTGAAGTTCCTTTCACAGAAGAAGAAATAACTGCAAGAAAATCAGAAGAAGCAGACGCAAATAGTGATGCTAGTAAACTTAAACAAATAAAACAAATCAGATTAGAAAAACTAATTGAAACAGATTGGTATTCTAACTCTGATGTAACAATGCCAGACAATATAAAAACTTGGCGTCAATCTTTACGAGATATTCCGTCTAATCATACTGATGAAGATGCTTACGATTTATTATTAGCAAGAGATAGTGACGGAAAATTAACACATTCAATTTGGAGTAAACCATAATGGCACAGACATTTTTAAATTTAGCACAAGGAGTTACAGGTACTTTGCCTAATGCCAACTTTAGTGGTGGTAAACTTTTACAGGTGCAACACACTAATTATACTACAAGTGCAAACATTTCAAATCAAGGTTATGTAACTACTGGTTTAACTTGTGCTATTACACCAAGTGCAACAAACTCAAAAATATTTGCTATGTTTAAATTACAATGTAGAGGTCATAGTATTACAAGTTCTTATGAGTGGGGTTATTCTTGTAAAGTTACTAGAACTGGTGGAGCAACTGGAGATATATTTGAAGAAAAATCTGGTGCTGGAGAAAGTTATTCAACTTATTATACTACAAGTGCAAACACAGTACATCATGCTCAACATAGTTCTTTTCAATTTTTAGACGCAACTCATAATACTACTTCAGCAATTACTTACACAGTATTTGCAAAATCACAAAGTGGAAATGAAGCCGCAGGTTTTCAAAATGGAAACTTTCCATCACAATTTACTTTAATGGAGATTGCCGCATGAGTTATAAATTTTTATCAGCAATTAAAATTCTCAGACCAAATACACCTATGTGTTTTTATGGTGATGTAAAAACAGAAGAAGATTTTAAAAAAGTAAAATGGGAAACAGGTATAGATGAAAATGAATTTTCTATTACAACTACTACTTGTCCTCATTCAGAAATTACATGGACAAAAGTAAAAGCAGAAATGGATAAACTATGATTAATCCTTGTTGCGAAGATGGAAAGTGTACTTGTGGTAAATGAAAATATCAGACAATACGGCTATCAGTATGCCAATGAGAAATCTGATTGCTTTAATTATAGCAGTTGGAATTGGTATCTTTGCTTATAGTGATTTAACACAAAGAATAACAGAGTTAGAAACAGCAAGACAGCTTATGGAAGCTGATCTGTTAAAAAAAGCAGAACAAACTCCAGTAGATCAAGAGCAATATATGTTGTTAGAATTTTTATCTGGTCAGTTTGAAACAATGGAAAAAGAAATTCAATTTATTGAAAGCAATAATATCAACATAGACTTTTTAAAAAACCAAGTGGAAAAAATGCAAACAGATGTTGAAACATTAAAAGATAAAGTGAGGAATAATGGGAGTCATTGAAACAGTTTTTAGTCTTTGTATGTTTGTTAATGGCTCGTTAGATGGTCACATGATGACAGATGGATTATCAGAGTGCTTAAAAGCTAAAAGACAGGCTGAAAGAAATTTGGCAGATAATAGATCAAATGTAATTCGTTATGAATGTGGTCAAGTTAAAGCAGAGTTAAGACCAGATGCAGAAGGTAACTTAAAAATTTATAAAATTATAGAGGATAAATACTAATGTTTGGATATTGTTTTTTTATGACACACGAAATGTACTATGTTTAAAATATTTGCTATGATTTGTATGTTAAATGTAGGAGAGTTAAATCAAACACTTTGTTTTAAAAGTGAAGTACCTTTAAGTTTTAACGATAATTTGGAATGTAATTTAACAAAAAATAATTTAGCTGATTATCTTGATGCTGATTTAAAAGAAAGAAGATTAACAGTTATATTTCAATGTGGCTCACACATAGGTAATACAAATGTCTGATTGGGAAACACAATATAGTCAAATTTGTAAAACTTTAGATGAAATTAAATCTGAAGTAAAAGAAAATAGAAGCGAAGTTATGAAACTTAAACAAGAAATGGCAACTGGAAAAGGTGCTATTAGAACAGCCATATTTATCGGATCAATATTAGGAGCAATTTATACATTTTTACGATTAATGGATTAGCCATCCTTACTAAAGGACTTGTATGAATACAAAACGACTGCTTATTTTAAGCGACCAACATTTTCCATATCAACATCCAAATTATTTTGAATGGATAAAAAAATTAAGAGATCATATTTCTCCAACAATGACTTTAGCAAGTGGAGATTTAGTTGACTTTCATGCTATCAGCCAACATTTACATAGTGCTGAGTTGCCTAACATTAAGTTTGAAATTAAAAATGCCATTAAATGCATTAAAAAATTAAGAAAAATATTTCCAACACCTATGCCTATTTTGTGGGGTAATCACGATATTCGCATTCAACGATTAGCAGAAAAATCTTTAATACCAAATTCATTCCTTAAAGACATAAATGATATATTAGAAATAGATAAAAAGTGGAAATGGACTTGGCATAATAAATTAATTTTACAGCTTCCAAATAAAACTAAAGTTTTTTTTACACATCATTTTAAATCAAATGTTTTGTCTAGTTCTAAAGAATTAGGTATGAGCTATGTCTGTTCTCATCAACATACAAAGGCAAGTATAGAATACTGGAGTTCGCCAACTTCACTTAATTTTGCAATGATTGTAGGTAGTTCTATAAATCCTAAATCAGAAGCCTTTAAATATGGAAAAAACTTTATTAAAAGACCAATAATTAGTGTAGGAGCAATAATAAATAATCAGCCAGTTATATATGCAATGCCTCTCAATGATAGAGGAGAATGGACTGGTAAAATATGACAGTAGAAGATCCTATTGCTCAGAAAGTAATTCAGCGAATAGCTGATAGATCTGAAGCAGGCACAAAAAAGTTTGGTAATACGATGGATCAAGCTCACAAAGATTTAGAAGAAATGTTTGTTGATACTCTTGAGGAGTTAGGCGATGCCATGATTTACCTGGAAAAAGGTTTACAAATTTTACGCAAGGAAAAGACAAGATGGAACATGAAAAATTAATTGATCGTATTAAAGAACATGAAGGTTATCGCAATAAGGTTTACTTAGACTCATTAGGTAAAAGAACTATTGGCTATGGGCATTTATGCAGATCTGATGAGAAGTGGGATGATGATAAACATTACGATCAAAAACACTTAGAAAAGATTTTTGAGTATGATTTTAACATTGCACTTAACTCTGCAAAGAGAGTAACTGATTTTGATAAATTACATCCAAAAGCACAGGAAATAGCGATTGAATGTTGCTTTGTTTTAGGTGCTAAAGGATTTTCATCGTTTAAACGCACTATAGAACACCTAAACGAAGGTCGGTGGACTGATGCATCAGCAGAGTTGAAAAATAGCCTGTGGTATCGAAATCAAGCCACTAACAGAGTTTCTGCATTATGCGATATATTGGAGAGTATAAAATGAAGATAATTATAACAACACTATTCACAGCCTTAGTTCTCATAGAATTTTGTAATCTGTATATTTATTATCAGCAAGTAGGTGGCATCATATGTTAAATTTATTGATTAAACCTTTACTCGGTGTAGCAGGAGATGTTGTTAAAGGTGTAGTTGAAACTAAAAAAGCTAAAGCTGAACAAAAATTAACAAAAATTAAAGCTGAAACTTCTTTAATGGAAAAAAGAATTAAAGGAGAATTAGATTGGGATTTGGAAGCCATGAAATCTAGTAAGGAGTCATGGAAAGATGAATATTTAACAATAGTATTTTCACTACCTTTAATACTTTGTTTTATTCCTTTTACTGTTGAATATGTTGAGAGGGGTTTTCAAGCATTAGAAAAAACTCCAGATTGGTATTTTTACAGTTTAGGACTAATTGTGAGTGCCTCATTTTCCATAAAAGGTGCTACTAAATTTTTTAAAAAATAGGAGGTAATATGAAATTATTACAAGACTTATGGGATCACATAAAAGAGTGGTCAGACTGGAGCATGAAAGATTGGATTAAAGCAGGAATTGTTGCGATAATCGTAATCGTAGTAATTGGTGCTATTTAATTAATGGCAGATCCAAGATTAAAAAGAGCAGGGGTAAGTGGTTTTAATAAACCTAAAAGAACTCCATCGCATCCTAAAAAATCTCACATTGTTGTTGCCAAAGAGGGTAGTAAAATAAAAACTATTCGCTTTGGACAGCAAGGTGTGTCTGGAGATAAAAAGAATACAGCCAGATCAAAGTCTTTCAAAGCAAGACATGGAAAAAATATTAAAAAAGGAAAAATGTCTGGCTCATATTGGTCAAATTTGGTCAAGTGGTAGTGGAAGAACTTAAAAGAATTACAGAAGTTTTAACAGGTACATTTACAATAGGTAAATGGGAACAACCATTACGCATGAGGAAAAATGAAAAAACAAGTATGGGAAAAGCCAAGACCAAAAAGTCTCGGCAAGTCAAAAAAATTAAAAGGTAAAAAAGGTTATAGCTCTGCAAAGAAATCAGCAGACAAAAAGTTTGGCAAGAAAACAAGTCTTGTTAAAAATATGTATATATCAAAAAAAATGAAAGGATAATATATGCCATACGGAATGGGAACTTACGGATCAAAAAGAGGCAGACCACCTAAAAAGAAAAAAGAACAACCTAAAAAAAAGAAAAAAGCTAAAAAGAAAAAGTGAAAATAGTATTAGTAACTTGGCTTGATACTAACGAAAACTCAGTCGGTACTTGGATAGAAAAAGAAGATTTAGATAAATCTGAAGTCTGCTCTGTGGACTCGTTAGGTTGGCTGTATAAAGAGACTGAAGATCTAATTGTTATATTAGCTGACAAAGATACTCACAATAAGGATGACCTATATGGTAGAAGCCAGGTAATCCCTAAAGGAGTTATAAAAGATATTAAGTATTTAAGTTAAGCTACTTTCAATTCCCAACGATTTTTAAGACTTGGTTTAGATTTAGAATACATCTTATCTGCATTCTTAGACTTCCATTTTTTAATTCTAGTTTGCGTAAAAACAATATTAAATCCAGTTGCTTTTAAATATTTAGCAAACTCATCAACTCTTGTAAAAGTAATTATCTTCTCATAACCTCTTTTTTTAACTTCTTTTACAATAGCAGAAACAAACATTGATGGTATTGGGGATGAATGATCCTTATTAAACTTTGGTAGTTCACTATCAAAGTATGGATTATTATTTTCATCAACAAAACAAATACGAGTAATCTCTAAAGTTTTACCATCCATTAATCTTGGAGCAACAGGATTACCAATAGTTGCAACTCCAAGTAAAACATCATCTTCTTTTGGTCGAGCATATACAAATTCCCCACCTAAATTTAACGCATAAGCATCATACTTATCGCTATATTCCATATCCATTCCATATTCATAATCATAATATTGTTCCAAAGTATCATCATCATTATCAAAAGTATCTATGATTACCCAATCATGTAATTGTTCATAATCTCCACCTGCAACATGATCGTTTAATTTTTTTCTAAATATACCCATAGAAAACTTATGACCTTGTGGTGCAATATTATGCTTATGAAATTCGCCTATAACTTCTTTAGCTTGAGCAAACTCAATAGGTCTGATCTCAATATAATCTTTATTGATAATAGGCATATTAACAAAAGTGGAAGCTGATAGATGGCTCATTATTGAGCCACCTTATTTTTTTCTTCTAATAATTCATCAACAGTATTTATTAATCTTCCTGCATCATCAGTTTCAACATCAACCATCCAATAATGAACAACATAATCATCTATTTGCATTGCATCATCTGGAAAAATAATATCTTTTTTAACTAAAGATGCAAAAACACCTCTAGCAGTTTCAACATCCCAACCTAATTTTTTAGGATTTTCAAAGATAACTGAATTACTACCATCAGTTACATCGATTAAATACTGTGCTAATTGTCTTTCTTTATCAGTAAATGTAATCATAATTAAGCATCCCTTCTTTTAAAATGTAAAATAAATTTACCTGCTTCGTAGTGAAAACCACAAGTAGTAAAACCATTGTTTTCTAATTTACAAACTCTGTTGTCAAATTGATTTATAGAAGCAACTGTTGAAGTATCACACATAAGATACACAACATCATTAATTGTAGCAAAAAACTTTTTATTAAAGTTGTCTTTTTTAAGTAACTCAACTTGATATTTATTTTTGCCTTCAGTCATAGTTTCAACAATCATATTATTCTCCCACCTCTATTGCTATTTGTTTAGCTTGTTTAAGATTTTTTGCATGAGCTACATAATCAAAAATTGGGTAATCGAAATCAAGATAAGTAACAACTTTCCAATTATTATTATATGTATCTTTTTTGATTTTAATAAAACGAAATTTAGTATTTTCTACTTGATATAAATAATCGTTTTTAAAAGTCATTCCTGCAATTTTAAATAATTTAGAAATAAATTTATTCATATTATTTTCCCTGTTATTAGTGGTCATAATGAGAGCAGGAGTGGTCGGAATATGGTCGCATACTATTGCATTATTCTTCACACTCTTGCTAAAAATTTCCCAATTTTTCTTGTTTTTTCTCATTATAGATATATAAATACCTTATGACACCAAGTATATCAAGAAAAAAGTATACCTAATTTACCCCAGAAAACAGCCAAAAATTAAAATAGTTTTATTGAGTGGTCAGAAAATGGTTATTCTGGCAGTCCATTTATCATATCTTTGACTTCTTTTTTATCAGTATGAACATATCCAAGAGCAACCTTAGAACTCTTCCATCCAACAGCAGTCATTAGTGCTTGCAAAGAATTTTTCTTACCTAACCAACTTGCGTGAGTGTGTCTGCATGCATGTCGATTTTTATATTTAACTCCTGCTTGTTGGCACATTGCCCACCATCTCGTAGGAATTCCAGATGGATTATTTTGCCTATCGTGTAAATGATCCCATTCAAATAATCTTTCTTCTCTATAATTAATTCTTTCTAAATATTCTTTTAACTTAGGATGCATTGGTTTTGTAATCCATTCTTGCGTTTTAAATTGCCAAATATTTAATTCATCCTGCTCTAAATCTATCATAGGTCTATCATCATTTTCTGGATTGGTGTCTTGCCAATGCATGTTTAAAGCCTCTGATATTCTGCAACCTGCATAAATTAAAAAAATAAATAAGAATTTAATACCTTCATCAGTACATTTTTCTTCAATAGCTCTAACATCTTCAATACTAAATTTTTCTTTATGTTTTGCTCTAGCATTCAATACTTCAAAGTGTTCAATAGTTGGATCATTGCACCATCCTTGCTTTGCTCCATAATGTAAGACTTTTGAAATAGGTAATATAATTCCTGCATTAGCACTAGCAAACTTAGAAGAAGCTAATTGTCTTTCAGCATAAGGAAGATCTCGTAATTTTTTACCCTCCCATTGTTTTAAGTGTGGATATTGTTTGTAGGCTAATTCAAATATTAAATCATCGTTAAAATCTCTTAACTCATAATCTCCTGCAAGTTTTTCTACTCTTTTAAAAACAGACATTCTTTGCTGAGAAGGACAATGTTTAGGATTTTTTTTCATTCTCTCAAAACACTCAGTCCAGGTCATACAATCTTCTTGTTCAAAGTTTCGTATGATTTCAGCATTAACTCTATCGCATTCATCTTTAGCTTCTTTTTGGTTAATACGACCTGTACTTAACTTGTTAATAGTCTTAACTTTTCTACCTAGTTTTACTGTGCCTCTAATTTGCCAGTAAGGACTTTCGTCTCTTTTGAAGATGGTAAGCATAATTGTTTTATCTCCTCGATGTCATTGTAGGTAAAAAACTGTTTCTTACCTATTGTACGAGATAAACAATCTAAATTGGGATTTTTGATAACTAATTCATTTAATCTCGTTTGTAAAGTTCTTGTTGAAATTCCAAATAATTTAGCCAAATCTTTCTTGTAATAAACTGGCTCTAGTTGTTTTCTTTCTGCTGACATTAGTATTCTCCTTGCACAATATCTTTATTATTTTCTTCGTTTTTAGCCTCCTCAATGGCTTTTAATCGTAATCTGTCTAATTCCTCTCTATCTTTTGTTAAATGAGGGTAGGGATCAGTTTTTGCAGGATGAAATAAAACTTCATTTTGAGGAGCATTTTTCTTAGCAAGAGCTTCCTCTAATTCCTTATATTTTTCTTCATCTTTTCTTTGATGCCCAATCATAATTTTTTTGCAGAGCTCTGAACTGCTTAGTAATACATCTGAATAATCACTAAAAACTATTGACCATTGTATTATAATTCTTTGATCCAATAATTTTGTTCTTCTTTGCATAAAATGATGAACTGTATTTTCATAGGCTTTACTTAAATACTCTTCCATCTTAGGTTTCCCTAGAATTCTTATTGAATTATCATCAAACATTAATTCCCATAATGGCTTTTCTGGTAACTTTGTTTTAGGATTTTCTCCTCCTTCATCATTTTGAGTAATTTTAATTATTTCTTTACTCATATTAACTCCAGTTGATTTTCATTTTGTTCTTGCCAATAAAAATTACATAACCGAAAAGGTTTGGTTTCGTTTAATTTAGGGTTTGGATTAAACTCTTTACTTGTAGGTTTTTGTAATCCTTGCTTTAACTGGTCAACACTTAAAAACATTTTTTTATTATTTGATTTTAAAGTTAATTCAGCACCACCTAGTTCAATAGCTTTTTCAACCTCATAGTCCTTAATAGATGCATATTTGTCATCGAAAAGTTTTGTGATAGTTCTTTTATATTTCATGTAACGAAACCTCCAAGTTTCATTTCTGCTCTGGCTGTGGCATTACTATCTGCCATTAATTCTAATTTTGTTGTAATTCGATCAAGCTGTGCAAACATTTCATCCATTAATTTTTCAGCATCTTCTAACTTAATATTTACTTCTGTTACTTCTGGATCTATTCTTGCTTTAGCTTTCGCATCTTCCACACTATGTTTTTCATTAGTTAAAAAACGATAATGTAAATATCTTGCTTTTTCTTTTTCATCTTTAATTCTAGTTAAAGAGTTAAACATTCTTTTTGCTTCTCTATAATTTATAATTGCATTCATTTTTGCTTCAGCAATCACATGAGGATCATATTTTTTTATACCTTTATCCATCTAGTTCATCCTTTAATTTATCAGCAATATTCTCAAGATTAATTATTCTGGCTTTTAAATTATAATTTTTATCGGAATGGCATTTGGTATGGCAAGAACGACAGAGACAAATTAAATTTTCGATGAAATCTTTGCATTTACTTGATCCAAGAGCTTTGTTACTAATATGATGTATGTCAGTACCATACCAACTATTACAAACAGCACATTGATAGGTCTGAGCAATAGTGTATTCTGGCAACCAGAAATCATCATAAATTTTAAAGTGTTTAGTTGCCATCGTTTTCTAAAATTTTATCAATGTTAATCGGATCATGTTTTAAATGATGTAAAACTGTGGTGTGATCTCTTTTTAAAAATCTACCAATTTTTGCTTGTGTGGAATTTGTGTTTTTAATGCAGATGTGACAAAAATCTCTTCTTGCCAAAACTAAATGTTTATCTCTTTTTTTACCTAATAAATCATCTAAATTTATGTCGTAAAAATCACAGACTTTATGTGCAACATCAAATAGTCCACCTTTTATTAATGATTGAGGATATGACATAATTAACCTTAAAATTGCTGGCTTGCTCAAAAGTAATTTAACAAATTTTATTTCTTCTTGAGTAAGTGCTTCATGTTTTTGTTTTTGTTTTTGTTTAAACTTAATCCTGTCAATAACCTTGTTTTCTACTATGTCTCTTCTTCTTACGACAGAAGATTTTATACTTGATTTATCGACAGGATATTTTCTATTAATACCAAACATTAAAAATCTGGAAGCTCCTCTTTTTGTTCTTCTTCTTTTTTAGGTTTCCAGGTATTTTCTTCTGCATACCATTTACCATCCTTACTGACTTTAATATCAAGATTAATCCAATCATCATCTTTATCTTCTAATTTTTTTTTGTACCATTGGGTAAATTGATCTTTGTTGATTGATAGTTTAAATTTTACAAAATCAACAGTCGACTCTTTTACATATAAACCTTCTGCAAATTTTTTATCTTCGGTCATAAATCTCCTTTAGTTTTTTTAGGTTGTTCTAATGCGTCTAAATCATCTTGTTCTCCTGTACTTAATTGGAACAGAGAACGCATAAATTGTTTTAGTGCATAAGACTGGGCAGTACCCATTGCTGTACCATTACCAAATGGTACGACAATATGTTTAGTTGTTGGAAAATCCCAAGTATCTCCGTCTTTGTGAACTAAGATATATTGATAAACAACTGTTAAATTTTTTCCAGATGGACTAATCTCACTTGATTTTTCATGTGGTACAATTATTAATCCTGCTTCAGCACAAACAGGGTGTACTTGTTTTAAAAAACCATCAATACTTGTATATTTATATTTTTGAAATTTATTTTCTGCATCATGTTCTAATGGCTTTTGTAATTTAAGCATTATTTCATTAATTGCTGTAGCTATACTTTTTGGCATAGGATTTATTACTTGTTCTATGTCTTGTTCTGGAAATTCATCGCCCATTATTTTTTTCCTTTTAATATTTTGTTAAGGTCTTTATCTAAATCAAATGCTTTTCTAAGAAGTTTAAATTGCTTTAGACCAACAGCAAGATCTTCAGTAAAAAATTTTTTTATTTCAGTTTCATTATCATCTTTTGGAAATCGTACTATGACTGCTCTATCTATTTCTATGCCATCATTTTCTTTTATTAATTCTGCATAACAAGACAGTTGAATTATCATATCAGAATAAACTGCTTTAGAAGTTTTAAAATCTACTAAAATATATTTGTCATTCTGTTTAACTAATAAATCTGGACAGCCACCAACATTTAATTTCTTGCTTGTATATTTTTTCTCAGTCCAAATAACTTCACAATCAATACTATCCCACCAGTCTATAAATTGTTGAAAGCAATCAACAGCAACTTTATCATCTGGTAATTCATATTTTTTATTTAATATATATAATTCAGCTAAATCATGTAGAGCAGTTCCAGTATCTCCTGCTTTTTTTAGTTCATCAAAATAATTTAATCCTTTTAAACCTAATTGATTTGACCAAATAATTAGTCCAGTAGCATTTTTAAATCTACTTATAATAGTTGTTACACTTGGTAATTTTTTTTTATTTATTATGTAATCGCCTGTTGGCATTTTTAACCCTTATTTTATGTTCTTCAGCTTCCCAATAAACTTTTATGTGTTTTGTACCTGGTGCAGTCGAGGTACTTATTTTTTTAGGAGAAAATAATGAAACTGCACCAAGCAACTTTTTTATAAAATTATACAGGAAGAGGTATCTCCATTATAATTCCATAAAAACAATAGAGCATGATGATTGCCCACAATGACACAAAAGCAATCCCATACCAAAATTGTTTACCCTTTAACATTTGTCCTCTACAGACTTCATGTGAACAGATAACAATTTACTTTGTAACCTCGTATAAGTTTGAGGTTGTACTTTTTTTATAACTTGTATTGTTGATTTTCTAACAAACAGGTTATAAATAATTTTGAAAGGGTTAAACATACAACAACCTTTTCTCTGGTTTAAAAGGTGGCACTTGCTTAATCAACTGCCACCTCGCCAGATTATATTCATCACATAAGGAGCAACTTATGTAACTTAATTCTTAATTAAAGATTAATTTGCAATTCGCAACTATTATTTGCAAAAAAGGGATATTTTAGTTAATTAATGCTTTTACCTTGTGATACTTTGAAAAATCTAAATGACTTGTGTTAGTTATTGGGTAACATTTATCAATTTTTGCGTTAAAATATTTGAATGTGTGATAATTAAAAATTTTATATTTGTTATTGTTTAAATAATTATTAACTAATCCAATGTAATTTCCTTTGTGATTTTTTAAATAACAAAAAATATTAATTGCATCTTTTTTTTCAACTAAAATTTTAGGATTATACCAAAAAATAGTTTTAGCATTTTTTTGATGAATACAATAAGTACCATCATTTTCTGTATCGTTAGGTGCTAAAACAACTTCCCATTCATCTTCATTTCTTAGTCTAACTAAACCTTCATCATTGCAATAAGCAACGACAGGATATTGGGTAATGTTTTCATCTAATATTTTAATAATATGCACATTAAAAAATCTTGCATAACTATAAGCCTGTTCAATATTTATTTTTCTTTTGCCTGTAAAATGTAAAGATGTAGTAGATGTATCAATACCAGTAGCTTCAGATATAATTTCATTGTTTTTTATTCCACTATTTTTTTTTATTTTTATAAGTGCTTTATTAAACATTATTTTTTCATCTTTTTGCATAAAATTACACAAAATACAATTTTTTTTCTAATAATTGCACTTAACAAATTAATTAATGACTTGTCAAATATAAACACAAAATAAAAAAATATTTACAAAACAAAAATAAATCCCTAATTAAAAAAAGTATTATGATTATTAAATGTAATTTATGCCAGAAATCAGTAGAATTAGATGAAAATTTAACAAAAACACAGTTAAAAACACTACAATTTATACAAAAATACTTCAAATTGCATGGCAAATGTCCATCTTTTAGAGAAATACAAAAAGGTTTAAATTATAAAACTCCAAGTGCAGGTTATGAAATTGTTATGGCATTGGTTGATAAACAATTTTTAGCTAAAGCAAAATTTAAAAAAAGATCATTAATTATAACAAAGGAAGTGCCTTGTGAAATCAGCTAGCGATAATATTCCTGCATTGTATTTTTATGTTGAGTCTTGGATTACAGGTACGCAAGATCTTACTCCACAGCAAAGAGGTATTTACATTCAATTATTATCGCATGCACAAGTTAGAAATGGAAGAGGGTTGCCTAACGATATCGTAAAGTTATCGAGGCTATCTTTATTATGCAATCCAGATGATTTAACTAACTGGGAAGAACAGAAAAAAGATCTATATTTTATATTAAAATCAAAATTTATTTTAAAAGAAAACGATATAGGTATTGAGTCGTACTTTAATGAAAGACAGCAAAAAGAGTACGAAATTGCTAGAAAAAAGAAAGACCAAGTTCTCCAGGCTAATAAAAAATATAACAATAAAAGAACTAAGAATAACGATATCGTAACGACATCGTCTGATAGTGATAGTGATAATGATATATTTAATAATATATGGGATAAATTAACTTACAAAAGAGGCTCTAAAAAAGTGGCTGAAGCATCGTTTTGGAAGATACCAGAGGATGTAAAATCTGAAACAATTATAAAAAAATATAATGAATTATGTTCATCAGTAGATGATCCTAAGTTTGTTCCACATTTTGCTACATGGATAAATCAAGCTAGATGGGAAGAGGAATTACCAAGTAAAAAAGAAACAAATAATTTTGGTGTTCAACCTAAAAAATCACACAAAGATTATGTTGGTTTTGTAAAAAAAGGCATCAGAAGTACATCAATTTCTGACGATATGGTGCGTCAGATGAGAAAAGAAAATTTAATAACAGAAGAAGAATTTAAGGCATGGTAGAAAGACTGCAAGTTTTATCATTTGGTGCAGGTGTGCAATCAACATCAATGTTTTTAATGTCAGTAAATGGTTTTTTAAATAAAGTAGATCATTGTATATTTGCTGATACTGGTTTTGAGCCAGATTATGTTTATGACCAAGTTAAAAGATGTGAAAAAATAGCCAAAGATAATGGTATAGGTTTTTATACTGTTAAAGCAGATTTTAAAGATAGCCATGAAAATATTTATACTCACACTATGGAAGCTACTAAAGGCAACACTTCAAGATATAGTGGTTTTCCAATGTATATGGAAAAAGGTTTTATTCGTAGGCAATGCACAAATGATTTTAAAATACAACCAATTAGGAAAAAAATAAGAGAATTATTAGGTTTAAAAAAAGGTCAAAGAGCAGGAAAAGAAATATTAGTAGATCAATGGATAGGTATTTCTATGGATGAAATACAAAGAACAAGAAGAAACAGAGATGTTTGGATAAATAATTATTATCCTTTAATTGAAAAAAACTTAAACAGAAATGATTGTCTTAATTG